GATACATGGGCAAGTCGGCGGAATTTAAGTGTCGCTCAGGGGAGCGGAAACAGGAGGATTCCCTAGAACCCCTGTCACAATTGGTGCGCCCGACTGGGGATCGAACCAGCAACCCCTGCCTTCGGAGTTTTACCACCGCGCAACACACCCTTATAAATCAACGCCTTACGCAACTCGCGAATTGCAAAATCAAGGTTAATCAAGGCCGATCGAGGCCATCCTATCTCGTCGCAGGTGTAATTTAGCTGCACTTCGCAGATACGAATCGCCGGCAAAGCCACGCCAGAGTAAAGGTCATAGTCAAAATTCATTTGCCTTTTTTTTAGGCAAAGCCTAGGCTCCGAGTAAAATTTACAAGTCAAACAACAATCCGGGGGCAAAAATGACGTGCGAGGTAGCGGTTCTTAACAAATACGCTGTCGTGCTCGCCGCGGACAGCGCCGTAACGACGACGAACGGCGATGGCGAAGAGCGCTACTCCAAAGGCGGCAACAAAATTTTCCAACTGTCCCATACGGAACCAATTGGCATCATGATCTTTGGTTCGGCGGCAATTTGCGGGATGCCGTGGGAAGTCACGATAAAGGCATATCGCGCAGAACACTTGCAGCAGAACAAATTCGACTCCGTCGACGAGTACGCGCAGGATTTCTTCTCATATCTACAATCTACGGTGAGTCCGATCTCCGCGGATCTCCGCGACGCCTCACTTGTTGCGTCCTTACAGGACGCGTTGTTGCATATCTTCGCGCGGGTCGAAACTCTTGACCCCGGCATTAAGGATGTTTCGCTTTCGACGGAGGAGCGAGCAGCGCGCGCCGCAGTGGCTCTGGCGTCCATCGCTTCGCAGATTGAGGCGCAGCCCTTTGGCGACGCGGCGCTCGAAAAAGAAGCAAGTACAATATCGGCCGGGCCGCCACAAGCTCTGAAGGATGCACTTAACGCCGGCCTGCAAAGTGGGGGCATTTCCGAGATCTATTCAGTCGATCAGCTCATAGCGCTCGCGTGTAGCCTGTACTTTCGGTCCTACGGGGAGTTTTCTAGCTCTACCGGCGTGGTTTTTGCTGGATATGGGCGCCTGCAGTACTTTCCGTCGGTAATCGAGTACGCCGTGTCGGGTTTCGTCGGGAAGCAGTTCGTTTATAGACAGGAGCGGCAAAGCGACATAAGTATCGGAACACCGTCGGAGATCTTGCCGTTCGCTACACGATCTGCCGTCGATGCTTTCATGCGTGGAGTGGGGTTGGATGTCTTCGTAGCGGTGTCCGAATCGTACAAAAGTTTCGCTTCCGAGTTCGCCCGTTCGATGTTGCGGCTTGCTAATGCGCAGGAACCGGCTAACCTGGAGGAAGAGTTAGAGAAGTCGCGTGAGGCGTTCAGGCAAACGTGGTACGGAAAAGTGCTGCAAAGTCACTATCACTCGTTGAAGCGCGTCATTGCATCGCTACCTATGGAAGAGATGACGCACCTTGCCGAAACCATGGTGACGTTGGAGTCCTTGAAAGAAAAGGTGACCTCGCCGAAGCAAAGCGTCGGAGGCCCGATCGATGTAGCTGTGATAACGAAGTCTGAGGGTTTAGTCTGGATTAAGCGGAAACATTTTTTCGATTCCGACAAGAATTTGAGATTTATTCTCCGACAACGTGCTTATTACCAATAGGAGTTCGCCAATGAAAACAGCCGACAAGAAAAGCTTCGAGGATTTAACGAACCGGCTGCTTACTGAGCATGCTGGTTTCGCGTACGCGGTATCGCGCATCGTCACGCCTGTCGAAACTTCCGAGCGCGCTGTCGAGGACGCAGAACGTGCGCGGCATGAGATTGACTCGCGTCGGAAGCAAAATCCGATCGAGGCGTTCTGTTCGCCGACATAAGCGTCCGCCGCACCCCCAAGTAAAAAGCCCCGCGCAGGGGCTTTTTACTTGGGCATCTGGGTTCGAACGCTGCGAAGTGGTTGCGTGCAGGTTACGTGCATCAAATTGCATCACTCTTTCTCGACACAGGCACCACCTTTCGCCCATGCACGATCAAGCTTTCCCCCGAGCGCAGCGCCGCATCAAATCGGGCGCGCTAAGTACAAGCCGCAGGCGCGGGGGGGACTGCAAAACGTCGAGCGCGTTTCCCCACGGGGCGATGGCTCATTACCCGGTTGAACAGGACGACGCACGCTTTGCTGGTCTGCCACGCAATGCGGCAATCCGAGTAGGCATCCAAGTTTGATTTCGAACAATTGCGCATCCGAGGGGGCATCGTGAGCGAAGTGTCAATTGCTATGGCAAAGCTGGCCGGCATACAAAAATCTGTCCAATCAGCATTGAATGAAAATGTTGCGCGTGGGACGAACTTGCATGCCAGCCACAGTTCCCGGCGAACATTCGCCCCTGCAGACGCGGCGCAATATTTTTCGCAGGCGACGGCGCAGCTTGAAGTGCTGCAGAAGCACATGCCGGAACTGTATGGCGACTTTCATCCGCTACCGGCCACCCCTGAGGCGCAGATGATGGCAACCGCCGACGATCCGAATCCGCGACATTACTCTCGTGCTCAGATGGAGCGACTTTCACGTGACATCGATCAGATCTTCGAAATTCGCGCAAACAGTCAACATTCAGCGCCGGAATATACGGCAGCTCCGCAACGCGTTTTTATATCGCACGGGCGAACGCTGGACTGGTATGAAGTGCAGGCCCATGTTGAAAGGGACCTGGGACTAAAGTCACTCGAACTCGCTCAGGAGCCTAGCAAGGGACAAACTATCATCGAGAAGTTAGAGGCTAACTCGGCCCGTTGCGACACGGCAGTAATCGTAATGAGCGGTGACGATTTCGATTCAGACGGCGCATCGCGGGTCCGTGAGAACGTTATGCATGAAATCGGGTATTTCCAAGCAAAGTACGGTCGCCACAGGGTTGTACTGCTACACGAAGAAGGCGTGAGCGTGCCGACCAATTTGGCTGGGATCGTCTACGCTGCTTATCCCAAGGGCACTGTGCGTGCAACATTTGGCACGTTAGACCGCGAACTCCGAGCGGCCTATGGCTTTTGATAGCCGCCTCGGATTAGCGGCTTTGCGGAGTTGAGAGGTATTTGAAATGAAGTAAATGACGGGCTGTTCATGATGGTTTCGTCCAAACCACCACACCGCCCGCCGAGGGTTCAGCGCGTTTGGCTCCTCTTCAACCGCCCGTGTCAGATGCCTCGTCGTTATCGTCGAAGTCCAGATCGTCGACGCTTACCTCGGCATCGTCAGAGTCTTCTTCCTCTATATCATCTTCATCATCCGCGAGGCCGGGAAGGGTGACTTGTCGAGGACCCATCGTCTTGTAGCTCAGAATGTTTGCGCCCAAGATATACGCATAGAGGCTACTCGGTTGAAGGTTGAATTTTAGGCCCTTGTATTCGAACTCTGCCGTGATGGTCTTCGTTGTGACCAAAGTGTGATCGTGTGCCAGCGTCGGATGCAACTGCGAAAATTCTACACAGTGGCGAATCAGCGCACGGTCCTTGTATGGTCTATCGCTCCATTTCACCTCCACCATCCACTGAGGTTTCTGGCTGTTCGCGGCCAATGAAACGATATCTATCTCACCAGTATTCCATCGTGCATAATAAAGCTCTGCTTTTTCACTGTGCTGCCATTGACTAAAAATCGCCGTTTCCGTGAGATTGCCCATCGTCTCCGCGTCATGGCTGACTTGCCCAAACAACGCTGCTCGCATCGAGGGGTTCGTCAAGTAAATCTTGAAACACATCGCGCGCTTAAAACGCTTCGCATTTTGGTCAATGCGTTCAATGCGGCGAATCAAAAACGCCGCATCCAAATATTCCAAATACCGCTTAATCGTATTTTTGGCGACACCAGAACTTTTCGAAAGTTCCTCAAGAGACACTTCGTTTCCCGTATTGTAAGCCAGTACGGTGAAGAGACGATTTAGCTCTTGAATGTCAGATATTCCATACAGACTCGGAAGATCGCGGAGCAAGACTTTGTCGATAATGTCACTTTTAATATATTGACCGGGATCGGATTTAACCGTGTCCGAGAATACCGCCTCTGGATAACCACCATAATTGAGATAACAAATGAACTCCTTATTAAGTTCATCGATATCTGTGCATGCGTAGCTATGCCTTCCATTTATTCCTTCCGTTTTATTTATTAAGATATCTTCCTTGTTAACAAATTGAAGATACTCCGCAAAAGTTAATGGCGGCAAAACAAATTCACTGAATCGACCCGCTCCCGATTCATTGCTTTTCATACGTAACGCAGCGGCAGCCGATCCGGTAGCAATGAATTTATAGGAAAAATAGGAATCAACCAGTGATTTTAAGTGTACCTCCCATCCTTTAAGATATTGAATCTCATCGAAGAAAATATAAATTTCACTATCTTTGGTTAGATTCAATAAATCGACGTACATTTGTACGATTTTGTCTAGCCGTAAGCCCGTGTAGAGCGGTGTTTCCAGCGAGAGATACAGAATGTTCTTACCGTTGACGCCACTACGGAGAAGCGCTTCGATGGCGTGATAAACCATGACAGTCTTTCCGACGCGCCGCGGACCCATGAGGACCACCGCACGTTGAATAGACCTATCGGTCACAGAGCGCAGAAAAGGCGCAAAGTACTTGCGCCGCGGCATCTTCGCATATGTGACACGGTCTGGCGCTGGATCAGCCCACCACGGGTTATCAAATCTCAGACGCCCAACGATTTCTTCCCCAGATATTTCAAACATCGCCCCTCCTAAGATCAGCACGCTGACGTTGATTGTCATGCACTTTTTGGTTAAGGTCAATGCTCTGATCTTATTTCGATCGGATCGCCATCAACTACCTGTGAGGATGCGCGGTCCCGCCGCCAGATGGTTCGACCGTCGGTCCAGGTAACAATCGATGCGCCCCGCTTTCTGTGTATCCGAGGCCACATGGCGCGCGATCCTCTCCCGCCTCTTTAGAAGAATTCGGGGCCATCTACGTGGACGATTCTGATCGCTTGATCGCGTACGCCTTGAAGCGCACCACCTCGTCGCCGATCCAGTCGTTGAGCTGTTCAAAGCGCCGTTGCAAAGGCGTGATTTCATTTGCACCGAATACCTCGGCGGCCGTGTTAGCTGCGCCGAATCCGCCGGTATTGCTCGGCACGATACCGATAAGCTGCGGGGGTACGCGATGCGCCGCGAGCAAGTCGTCGCGCGTGACATTCTTGATGTTGAAAAACTCGTCTTTCGCCGTGACCTCGGAAACAGGAATGAGCTGGATGCCGTCTTTCTTGCCGTTCGGCGCGTACATGAACAGGTTTCGGAAGTTGCCCGGTCCCTTACTGTTTTTCAACGCCTCGCGCATCTTGTCGACGTCGCTTTGACTCTGCGCCGCATCGGTCATGTACAGGATGAAACCGGCGTGCGAACCATTCTCGTAATACTTGCGACGAAAGAGCGTTGCGGACTCGTTTAACCAGGCAGAGTGCAGGGCGCCGAGATATTCAGGCAAGCCGTACACCTCCTGGTTAATGTCCGGTTCGATCAAGTGATGCACCGAACCCGGCTCGAACTCGTGTTCAAGCTGCTGCAAGCCGTTGAGCTGCACGAACCGTTGCAAGTCGATTCGACGCCGAACGTATTTCGCCGGCGCGCGTTTGAGCGCGAGCGTGTTGCCGAGCCTTGCTTTTCTCTGCTCGATATACGCGTTGCCGAACGTGAGGAAATCGAGCGCCCACTTGTCGAATTCCTCGCGCGTGAGCAACTTGTGCGGAATGAACGTGGACGAAAGCACGTTGCGTTTGAAGTAGATCGCCGAGCCGTGATGCACGCCGGCGCGAAACGTCTTTGCCAGTCCAGACCATGACACCGGCGGCTCGTACCAATCGCCGGCCGCCCACGCTTGCACGTAGTCAAGGATTTCGGCCCGGTCCATCACGGGCACTGGATCGTCGAACGTGAAGGCCTCGGCCCTTGCCGGCGTCGACGTGGCCGCCGGCGACGTGCTCGATGCGTGAATGCTGCGCTTGCGATTGCTCATTAAGAGAACTCCATAAAGCCGGTATTGTTTGCGGTCACACCCTCTAGGGGCTCGTTATCGAGCGCGTGCAGGCACGCCCAGGCTAGATCGGCATGTCCTGTTTCCTCGCTGCGGCTCGCCTCATACGTCACTTTCCGGCCGCTTGCCGTCATGGTTTTACGAATCGCCATGAACGATTGCGCAAGGTCTGTCCAACCGGCATCGAATTCGAGCCGGCCCTTGCTGATGACCGACAAGCCTTTCAGCACGAGCCGGCCCTTAACTTCTGGCGAATAGTTGAGCGCGACCGCGCTCGGATAGAACTGTTTGACGAGCTGGTAAACGCCCTGGCCGATCCCTGTCGTATCGATCGACATATATGCGACGTTGTATTGCTTCGCGATGGCGTGGATCGCGTCGGCCTGCGCCTCGAAATCCATGCCGCGAAACTGCTGTTTGTGCAGCACGCGAAACTTGCCCCCTGGCACCGCCGGCGGGGCGACGACGACAAGGCCGGCTGAGTCACCGGAAAGCGCTGGATCGTAGCCAACCCATGCCGGCCGAAAGCCGAAAGGGCGGGGCGCGAGCGGCTTGAAATCGTCGGTCCATTCTTCCCACGAGTCGACCATGCAACGTTGCAGATCGGCGAGCGGAAAGAGCGATGCCGTGTCGTCGATAAACTGACACATCAACAGATTCGCGTATTCCTGCGCGCTGTATTCAAGTCGCAGCTCGTCGATATCGAACAGGTCGCAACCGCCGGCGACGGCATCCTCGACCGTGACGATCTGGCGAAACTGCCTATCCTCGCAGAGCCGGCCGCGAGTGAGTGCCGAGTGCGACGTATCGAGATGGATGTGATCGGCCTTTGCGCGCCCTCTGTTGTAATGCTCGCCGGTCCAAAAAGTGTAGGCCTCGTGCGTGACGCTCGACGGCGTTGAGAAATACGTCTTTCTCCATTTCTTGTGCATCGCCATGCCCGAGGCGACTTTGTTGAGCTGGCGAAAGCCGCTCACCCAAAAATACTCGTCGAAATAGAAATTGCCGTGATAGCTCTGCGCCGTGCGCGAGTTCGTGCCGAGGAAAATCATTTCGGCCGCGTTCGGCAGAATGATCGGATCTCCCTTTAACTCAACGTCTGCGGCCTCGGCGGCGAACTGCCGAATGTAGGACTTGAATACGTGCGCCTGTGCCTTGCTGGCCGAAAGAAAAATCTGATTGCGGCCGGTCTGCAAAGCGTCGTCTAACGCCTCACGCGCGAAATAGAACGTCGCGCCGATCTGCCGCGACTTGAGAATGTTGCGCGTGCGTTTGTCGCCGTTGCGATACCACACCTTTTGATAGCCGAACTGGCAATCGAGAAACGCCTCGTGAAGTCGCGCGATCTGCTCGTCGCTAAACTCGTTTTGCACGGCCCTTTCTTTACGCGGCGCTTTGTTGCGTGCCTCGATGTTCGGGTTTAAGTCGCTCTCTTTCCCCGTTTCGCCGTACTTGCGCACCCGCGCGAGCCGTTCGACCTGACGGCCGAGCAAGTCAATCTCTTTGAAGTCGTTACCCGTCTTTACCGGCTTGGCAATGAGCACGGATAGGCGCGTTTCAAGCGACGACTCGATGCGCTCGATCGGTTGCGCCTTATCCCACTCGTCGCGCTGTTTCCATGCCTCGACCGTCGCGCGTTTCAACTCCAGGTGATTCGCGATCGACGTGACTCGCCAACCCTGCCAGTAGAGCGCGCGCGCTATCCGGCGAGGGTCGGCATTCGATTCGAGTGCGGGGGTGATATCGGCTGTTTCGATCATGCCGGCAAGTTTCCCGCGTCACGCGCGCGCAAGCACGCCCGCCTATGTGTACCGGAAGC